ATGACTGACTTAATACATAATCGTTACAAACTGTACCCAAAGTTTTCACAATATGTAAATTTGGAAAACAACATGATCGCCATACAGATGTATACTAAAGACAATATGCCTTATATGACAGCAACTTTCAATCCAGTTGAAGTTATTTCAGGCGATCATACCAAGGGTTGTGCTGCTTACGATTTTTCCGAAATGGATTTCGTAAATCTACCGTTAATTTGCGTAAAGGATTATTCTGAAAATTACGGAATCGAAAAGTCGTTACATCAGGCTGGAATAATTGATACGCACTGCTTTGTTAAGGAAATACAATCTGGTCCTTTTACAACAAGCAATGTTTATTACCTCTGTGATCAGGTGTTCGTCAATTACGCACTGCCTATCAATTTAAAGACACACTACTAAACGCAAATTAACTAAAGGAGTTATTATGATTATAGACTGGTTAAAATTCAATTTCACAATTTTAATTTATAAAATCACTAATCGTAAACACGATATGGGTGGTGGATATAGATATACTTTTAGAAATTATGAAAGTTATAAATATAAAATTGAATATAATAAAGACCCATTTGACTATTTTGATATTGATCTGTGGTACAAATTGGGATTACACAAAGACAATCACGAGTGGTAGAAACAATTAGAGTGGTTTTAATTGTTCTAATGTCATTTAAAAAAGGAGTATCAAATGACTGAAAAAACCAAACAAGACATGGAAAAACTTATCGTCAAGTTACACGAAACAGACGCTAGGTTTAAAGAACTCGAAATCCAATGGCTTCAAGCTAAACAATCTCAAGATGACGATAAGTTAGCTGTTATCTCAAGAGAAATGTTTGCCACTTGGGAAATCGTTTACATTTAATCGAAAGGAGTACCAAATGACTGAAAAAAAACTAGTACCTCAAAAACTCATAGACGAGTGGCAAGGTAAAAAATCTTTAAATGTTGAAAAGACTAAAAAGGTTTTAGACGCAAGACGAACAGACGAAATTCTGACAGACATAATGACTTCAGAGTTTAAAATCTTTAAGAATAAATGCCTTAATATGTACAAGGATAAATCAGAAAACGATCAGGAGTACATAGACTGCGATTACGATATGAAACAACATATCTACGGTCTAAAATTCAGGCGTAACGCTTGGCAAATGCAAATTGACAAATCAACAGATCGCAGTCAAGCACACCTACAAGAAGTTGGTGGTCATCACAAAGATTTGAAATTATCCGAAATCCCACAAAGGAAATCAGATAATGAAGAATATAAGTGCAAACTATATAGATTGCGATTTCAAATCTACAATGAACGCATTAAGGCATTAATAGAAGTTTACCAAGAACTGACCAAGAAAACATATGTGGCTGGTTCAAGTGATTCCACGGTTCTACAAAGAACTAGGACGGCAACGGTAAACTTCTCCAAACCAATAGAAGAAGACCTTATCAAAAAGAACAAAGAGGTTCTTGCTCAAGCTGTCTAATAATAATTACTCCTATCCTAGAGGGTTAACCATACATGGTCCATATCCTCTAGGTTTACATTTTAAAAAAAAACCAGCGCAAGAACCGAGGGAGTAATACCGAATACAGGAGCAATTATGAAAATACTAATACCAGTAATAACACTAGTAGTAATTTGGAATCTAGTAATGATCGTGATGATTCCATATTGGTTATATCAGGAGATTCGGATTAACCATAAAGAACTAACCACAATAGAATCAGAATGGAGCAATTATGATTATCAAAACATTGAAAGCTATCTCACTAGGAATTAAGGGTGGATACAAAATAACTGAATGGGCTTTAAGGGAAGACATTGAGGCACTTAAAAAAGGAATGGATAAAACGCCAGTCATTAAAGATTATGATGTGCGAAATCCATTTGTTAAAAAAACAAATCAAGCGATAAACAACAATGATTAAATCAATAGGCATAATGCTACTAATGGTGTTGGCAGTAACAATGGTGATGTTAATGACAGAACATAGTCCGTTTAAATATGGATTATTGAATGACTGGTTGCTGGTTGTAGGATCAGGTCTATCAGTATTAATGTATCAAGAGGTAATGAAAAGATGAGTTTAATAAAACATTTTATAATAGGATTTGTCGTAGGGTATACAGCAATCGTGACACTACAACTCGTATTACAAATAATATGAAAAAAAGAAATCCAATCGCAGAGCAACTACACAGCCCAAGATACCGAAAGCGTGTAGTTGCTATGAAAACAATTTACAGCAGAAAGAAAACCGAAAAGAAACCGAGGTCGAAGACCGATTACGAGGTCGAAGACCGAGCAACAAGGACGAAGTCCGTAATACCGAAGTCGAAGACCGAAGTAACCGAAGACCGAAGGATCGAAAAATGAAACTAAAAATCAAAGATGAATTTGACAGCAAGAGTACAAAACTAGGAACATTTATAATCTTGCTCATCACACTAGGGTTAGGATTCATAGTAACAATGCTAGTAGCTGGAGTGAATCCAACATTAGTAATCAGCATAGTGTCAGCTCCAATGTGGGTTTGCATAATAATACTGGCGTTAAAATTAACAAAATATTTGAGAGGTAAAAATGGGTAAAGTAAAAGCGTGGCTAATGGACATGGAGGCAGAGGCAGTAGGAATGACAAAGAAGGAGTTTATCAAACAGTATGGTTTAAATGAGTTGGGTGTATGGGAAAAAGCAAATGCAATAGATTCAGGAGAACCAGACATGAGTGATCTAGAGCCATCACAGGAAGAAATAGACAGGCACTATGCAACATTAAAAACCAATGGTGAAAAATTATTAAAAGATACAATAAAAAAACTGAATGGAAAAGACTATGATTAAGGAACTAACAACACAGGAAAAATTCAAGGATATCAGGATGTTAGCACACAATCTTCAAGTCGTATTTTGCAAACCTAAATCGTATGTAAATAACAGATTAGCAAAAATAATTTCAATCTGTGATGAACAAATAGAAACTACAAATAAAATTGTAGATGACCATGCAAAAGAAGGAGAAAGAAATGCCTGAAGAAGTAACTTACTTTAGCGAAAGCAAACAGAAACAAATCGCTGTGTCAACAATGTGCGACCAGCATGTACGGTACGCTTTCATCAAACACCTTCGCAACGGTAATGGAAATTATAAGAAGGCATACAACAAGGGCTATGAGGATGGTTTGAATAAAGCATCTGAACTTTTAGATAACATAGGAAAAGAGAATAAAAATGAGTGACATTGAAACTACCATCACGCAACTGGCTGAAGAATCGGCACAAAGCTATTTAGAAGACAACTTGGAATCCGAAGTCGAAGACAAGGTTGAAAGTTACATGAATGACAATTTTCAAACAGATGAATATGTAACACAAGAAAGTTTGCATCACGAAATTTCAGAACTGCAAACTAAAATTGAAGATCTAACAAATGAAATAAAGGAGATTAAAAATGCTACAACAAGCGACAGTTGAACAAAGAAATCTACCTGACAAGTTTGCCATACATGCAGATGCGAACTTTGATGTAGGACTGCGACCAGTAATGAATGTCTTTGGTCAGGAAATAAAAGAGAAGAAAGAAGTTTATAGAAAAGACACAGACAAGGGTTTGTCCGTGGTAAGCGACACATATAAGGTACGGTCTTATGGAAAAGCAATCAATCACTTCAACGATTTAATATTAAACTCAAAACTTGATCTTGATGATGTTCAGATAACGGATACAGTTGATAACAATGGAGCTGTGTATCTGCGTAACTGGAAATTCAACAGGGAAAGAGGAGCAAAGATGTTTGATCATCCTGAAGAACGAAGTGTATTTGAATTACAGTTCAGGTCTTCACACAACCAACGGTTTGCAGAAGACATGATAGCAATGGCGAGATATATGTTCTGCGATAACAAATGTACCTCACTAGATTGGATGCTCCATGTACGCACTAAACATAATACTGATAAGGTTATCGAGAAAGATTATAAAGCTATTGATTTGGCTCTTGAAAACTTCTTCCAAGGCGAGGAAGAAAAGAAAAGATGGATCGGACAGAAAATAGCAGAACACACAGTTTTGACATTATTTAAACAGGAATTGGCTTGGGTGAACAATGACAAGCCGAACCAATGGTGGAGTGAAATACAAATGAAGGCGTTAAAGGAATTATATTCCAAGTATGCCAAAAAGTATGGTGAAAATTTATTCGCTGTATTTCAAACAGCAACAGACTGGTCAACCCATGTAGAGACAAAGGGAAAGATATACAATGTACAGGAAAGAAGAAACAGTAGGGTGCAGAACATGTTGATTAGCGATATGTGGAGGGAGCATCAATAAGGAGATCATATGAAAAAACTTATTAGAAAAATATTTAAAACCTACGACTATTCCATATTCAAAAAACTTAAGGGAAATAGAAATCTTAAAGATGCTCATTTAAAATCCATTACAAGAAGTATGGAGGAAGATGGTTATTCCCACAATCTTGTTCAAGTTAATGCAAAAATAGAAGTCATAGAAGGGCAGCATCATGTTGAAGGATGCAAGGCTCTTGGACTTCCTGTTTACTATTACATTGTGGAAGGAGCTAACATTAATGATGTATCCATACTCAATACAAATAGAAAATCTTGGAGTTTTGATGATTGGATGGATAGATATGTGAGCCACAACTATCAAGAGTATAAATTTTATAAACACTTTTATGAAAAATGGGGATTTGATCATTGGAGTACCATATTCCTATTGTGCCGAACAAAAGGAGTAAGAGGTCGTGGTAAACTCAAGAAGGCTTTTGAAACAGGCAAGTTAAAAATTGAAACTCTTGAAGAAGGAAGGAAATGGGCGCAACGTATCATGGATGTGAAACCATTCTATTCCAACTATAAAAGACGAGCTTTTATTCAAGCAATGATTCGTGTTTTTCATGATGGTCGTTACAACCACAAGACTTTTCTAAAAAAATTAAGTTTGGTGAGAGATCGTTTATATGATTGCAGTACGGTTGGTTTATATCTTCAGCGTATTGATGACATTATGAATTACAGCACACCAAAAAATCGAAGGGTTAATTTTTATTACCAATGGGGGGATTCTGATTCTATTTTTCAGGTACGAACAACATAATAATTAAGGAAGATAAATGAACAAAATATTAGAAAACATGTCTGAATATTATAAAAATGAAGTTCGACAAAAACATAAAAACAATTATATCACCATTGGAATGAACAGAGAAGTTTATAATAAAGTAAGAGAAATAGCTAAAAAATACAACATACCATTATCAAAAGTTGTAAAGGCAGCAGTAATGAGTTTATATAATGAATGTAACATAGGTATTGAAAAAGAACAAAAGAACAATTAAAAATATATCCAAGTGAAAAAATCTCTTGGAAATAAGTTTCACAATCAACTGATACCCCAGTTTGTGAAAAAAAGACACAAGCTCAAGATATCCCAAATGGAACTTGATAACATAATTGGTGTCGCAACAGGATTGGTATCCAAGTGGGAAGTAGGCATACGAAACCCGTCAGGATATCTTTTTTTGTGCTGGGCTGACGCATTGAACTGCGAACTGTGGCTAAAAGAAAAAAGAAAATAAAAATATCAGGATGGTGGTTCTTCAATATGAGTTTGGAGGAAAGAGTGAAACATCAAATGTGTCAGGAAAAAGACTGCGACAATCACGGTATCTTCTCATCAGATTTCATGAGATCATGGTACTGTGGAAAGCACATGGACAGGCATCATGTTCAAAAGTAAAAAAGAATTTGACAAATTTGTAAAAAAAATGTGGGAAGACGCAGAGGAGAATCTTAAGCAATATGAAAACGATCCAGAGCTTGTTAAGCAATTTCCTAAAGGGAAAAAGAAACAAAAAAGAGCCTTTGCCTCCACACGAAAGGACAAAAAGATGGAGAAATAGCATACTTGATTATGTCTACAGGCATAGGATAATAGGAATTGATAACTTCAATGAGTTTAAAATAAAATTTGAAAAGAATCATATTCCGAGGGAGCTGGTAAACAAGATTGACATTCTAATGAGGAGAGAAAGAAATGACAGACATAGAAATTATACAGAACGACATCAACAATACGAAGACAAAAAAACCAAGGTTAGAAAGACCAACAGGAATAGGGGGAACGGACGCTAACAAGCTGGTTCACGGAGAATGGCTGGACCTATATGATGAGAAGACTGGACGAGCAGAACCAGTAAACCTAGATGATGTACTGCCAGTACAGATGGGAATAACAACCGAACAGTTTAACAGGGAATGGTTCACCAAGAAAACCGATATGAAGATAGACATACAAATGTCACCAATCTGGTACAATGATTATGTTTATGGAAGTTTGGATGGAATAGTACACAATAACTACGCTGTCTTTGAGGCAAAGCACACACACGCATTTAATACTTCAGCGAAGAAGAAGGTGGAATTTGTTGACAAGTATTACCCTCAACTCCAGCATTACATGTTGGTGTCAAAACTACCCAAGGCATACCTATCCATCTTCTTTGGCAATATGCATTATGAATATGTAGAGGTGTTGGAAGACAGGAAATTTCAATCAATGCTTCTGAAGGCGTATAAATATTTTTGGGATGCAGTTCAGAAAAAGAAACCAGTGGCTACCACATGGAAAGAATTTCATGGTATTGAATCAAATGCTTCGGCAACATCCTATGGTATTGAAGATGAGAAACTTTCAGTATCCTAGTAGTGCTGGGTACAAAGAACCCACGACATCAAAGGCGAGTGCTGAAACAGTACCAGCCAAGACCATTCGCAAGAAGTGTCTGATGATATTAAGAAACAAGATGGAGTACGGAGCTACACCTGACGAGGTAGCCAATCTCCTGAACATCAGCATACTGTCAGTACGACCACGCTTCAGCGAATTGAAACTGAAGGACTGTATCGAAGATACAGGAAAAACAAGGAGTAATGAAAGTACCAAACAAGCGAAGGTGTGGAGGTATCTTAAAGATGAATGAGGAACGATTTTGGAAAAGTGCAGCCATTCTGTTTAACGCATGGCAACAAGCAGAACATGAAGACATGCAGAATTTATGGAAGTGGAAATTAATAGACCTGATGAGAATAATACCTTACAAAAAGTACGGTTTAGAATAATTGGGTGATTTATAACAAGGAGAAATCATGGATAAAAAGAAGATTGAAAACTTTAATACCAAAAGACTTATATGGGATAAAGTAAAGCACACCGATCCCAGATGGACAAAGCCATTCGGTAAGTTTGGAAAACCATTAACAGCCATTGATCCCATGTATCAAATCATGGTAATGACAGATACATTCGGACCAGTGGGAGAGGGATGGAACTACAAGGTAAGCTATACATACACGCCAACGCTAGTGTTTGCTGAAGTGTCAGTAGCTCATACAACAGTACCTTATCATACAAATGATATTGTAGGAGCAAAGTGGGATTGGTACGGACCAGTATCATCAGTACAAGCATTGACTAAAAAGAACGGTGCATTGGATGATGAGGCTCCAAAGAAAGCTATGACGGATGCCTTGACAAAAGCGTTCAGCCATCTTGGAGTAAGCGCAGATGTATTTCTAGGAATGTTTGACAATAGCAAGTATGTTGAAAGCATGAAGGAGAAATATTCTCAAAAGCCGAAAGTGGCAGATGAGAATCTAGTTAAATTTAATAAATAGAGAGAGGATAATATGTTGAATATTGTTATACTAACTGGAAGGTTGGGAGCTGATCCTGAATTGAAGGAAACTTCACAAGGGGGAAAGTTCGCAACATTGTCTTTGGCGACAAACGAAAAGTACAAGGACAAGGACGGAGAGAACAAGGAGAAAACACAATGGCACAAGGTTACTGTGTGGAATCCAAACCTAGCAGAAAGTCTTGGTAGGTACATCAAGAAAGGTGATGTCATTAATGTCACAGGACAGATAGAGTATCGTTCCTATATGGCAGACGGTGTTACCAAGTATGTCACGGACATAGTGGTGGGAAGATTCTCAGGAAATGTACGGTTGATCCCCATGGGTAAAACCAACAGCCATAACACGGAAGGACCAATAGCTAAAGCCATTAGTGAGGAAAAAGCGAAGGCGAAAGCTAAAAGCTCGGAAACGGAAGACGGTCCAGTACCATTCTAGCAAGTAAGGTAGCTCCTTGACCTTGCTAACTGTGGGTGAAAGACTTTGTTTCCTTCTTTCGAGTTATGTTGAGTAACCCACATTGATATGGCAAAGCTAAAAACAAGAATAAGAAGGATAAAAAAAAAGCTGGAAAAGAAAGCGTTAAGAGAACCTAGGACAAGATCTCAAATAAGGGATCGTATTAACTATGATCGAGTGCGATACATTTGGCAAAGGAGATACGAATGAAAGCCAAAGTCATAAAATTTTCAAAGAGAAGTTTAAACTCCATTGAAAAACCTAAACCAAAGCTGAAACATACTTGTCTTGATTGCAATAGATTATACATACCTGATGTGATGCTGTGCTATAAGTCACCAAATTATGCATACTATGAAGATAAAGGATCGTGGTACTGCATCAGGTGTTACAATAAAAGATTCCATTCTTAATTCTAGATGATTTAAAGCAATGGGCTAGGAAGGGAAAACACAAGTGAGTACCTTCCGTTGGAGTAGTATATGTCGTACTACCGATACTAAAGGTTGAGTACAATACCCTGACTACTTCCATTAAGGCATGGGTAGTGGATAGGTCATTGCGACTTATTGCCAAAGGATTGTGTTTGAATGATACATACTGAAATGTCGACAACTATTACACAAAGTAATCAAGAGTTCCTAAAACTACCCATTGTGAGTAGCATCTTCCATTTTTATGTGGAAGGTGTTGCTTATGCTAGAATTTAACACGACAAGTCAGACGCTTGAGCAGATATTTCATGATTGGATAGACTTTCTTGTCCAAACTGGTCAGGTCAAGAGGGAAAATATCAACTATAAGCTGTTGACACAGGCGATTGTTGAGCTTGAACTACAAGCATACCTCGATAGAGGTGGTAAATTACACTAAACCCTTTTAAAGCCCTATTTTAGCCCTCTGACAGAGGTTTATATATATAACTGACAGATTTGTACCAGAAGGGGATGATTAGTCCTTCTCCTTCCATTTCTGTGCTATCTTTTCACCACTTCTCCCAGCGATATACCCTCCGATTCCAATGGTAAGTAAATTCCACATTGGATCAGGTATTTCCAGTATTAAACTTGTTCCGAAGATGGCGTTAGCGAATGGCATGACTATAAAGTTGTTAAAGATGACGATTATGCAAATCCACATCAGAGCTGGTCGCCATGAATTTGTCAGCCACGAACCACTTTGAGCTTCAGCTAAAATAATTTTAGATGCAGCCTTCATCTCATCCGTTCCTGAAGTGAGAAGTTGGGTGTTTATTTCGTGCTTGAGTTTTTCTTTTAAATCCTTGTCAGGTACAGCCTTGTCAACGGTCTTTGCTATCAGTTTAGCTATCGGTCCAATAGCTCCTAGTAGTTGTAACATTCTGTAATAATTTGTTTATTTAAAATATCTGTTTGAGTATAAGATATGCAGCTAGGATAGCTACTGCTATTATAAATAGCTTTGCTGGTTTACCTAGATGCTTCCAAAAGTATTTAATCTTTTCCATAGTTTCTCTCCAATCTGTCCATAGACACAAAGTTTTTTTCTTGAACATGGCTATCCCATATGGATAGTTCCACTATACCATAACTCCAGCCAGTCATATTTAATTTAGCATACTGCTCTACATGATTCATTGGCAACGCACAACCAGCATTAATGACACGAACATACTGTTTATTCCCTATTTTAGGTGCTTTCCAGTCACGATCCTTGTGCGTATGACCAAAGACTAGGTCATGGATAAGGTCATTAGCTATGGTTATTTCTGTATTGCGTCCACCATATTCCTTACCCATAATATTTTTAGGCACATGGGTGAATCCAACGCCTGATATGAAGAATATATCTCCGTATTCAGATGTGGTCCATCCGTGCATGGCGAATGATTCGTAGAGCTGGTGTTTCATAATGCCCTCTATTTCAGGAATCTTTTCCTCAAACTTATGGACACGAAATTCATGGTTGCCAAGTGTACAATGTTTTGGCACTTGGTAGCCACCCATTCCCTTGTTGATTAATGCTATAGCTTGACGCATGGAATTAATGTCAACCATAAAGGCATCCTTGAGTTTGCCCTGTTGGGTATCATTTGCTTGGAAGGAGGAAAGTGAATCAAAGGAACTGACATCTCCAATATGGATTACATAATCTGGTTTGAGATTCCGAATATGTTTACCGATCCATAGGAAACGATCCTTGTTAAGATTGGGATGGTCATGTGTATCCCCTATCACAAGGACTTTATGTCCTCTGAATTTCATGTGTTAGTTAAGCAGTCCTGAATATACAGCTTTAAGGATTAAGCCAAGGACCATGAAGGACACCGTCCAAACTATCTTGAAGATGGTGTCTATCTTTGCACTTATATGCGTAATGTGATTATCCAGCTTTTGATGGATCAATTGAATATCACCCTTAATCTTTATAATGTCCTCACGATTTTGGGTGGTTTTAGCCATGTCAACTTTCAAACTCCTTATTTTTTTTCTTCTGGTCGAAAATGTCAAAGGGGATGCAGAAACTCTCCATCCTCACAGTCCTTTCATCACCGGTTCCCTTTCTCATCTCCATTTCCATCATAAAATCCTCAGCCATTTTTCCGTTCTCCAAGCACTTGGATTCTGAATCGTAACCCATTATCCCCTTGTAAATGAGGGGGTCACCGTCCTGTACGCTTATCAACACCAGCAAGAACCATATCTTAATCATTTCCCTATTTTAATTTAACAGCCATATGACAACTCCAAGTGTCAATATACACATTATTATAGGTAAATATTCTTTAGTCATTATTATTAGGGTCTGTCGGCCATTCGCCAAGTGGTTTTTCCATTACAGGACTTTCTTCTGTTCCCGTATTTACATAAGCATATAATGCTGCTAATTCATCTACATCAGATGCATTATCTATTTGAACTTGCATTGAATTACATTTGGCTCTTACTGCTGTTCTATACTCTGTAATAGAACTTGGTATAGCCGTACTCGCTTCCGTGTTTCTAATGATGTACCAGTCATATTTAGCTAGTAATCCTGCCGCCTGTCTGTCGAATATTTCCTTTTTAATTGTCTTCAGTCCTTTAGTAACAACTTGATTTCCATTATCATCTAGTAATGGGTTGTCATCTTCATCAACCTCATTCCTGTCCTCTAATAGTTTTGCCGTGGCCGTGCC